TGCGTATGGTGTTATAGGAGGAAAGATGCAGGACTATTTTTTGGAGTCTTTGAAGCTCCAGCGCATTGATTTTTTTCTTAAGCTTGTAGCGGCTAGTGAGTGTAGTGATGAAGAGAAGGGGCTAGCTCTGCAGTGGGTTTCTGAATTGACTGATGAGTTGATGGCGAAAATTCGAAGCCATGAATACAGTAGGTCGATGGATGTAATCAGTTGAGCTTGTTTCGTTAGGACTTGATAAGGGAACCGAAAAGGGGCATTAAGCCCCTTTCTCATAAGTTGATTTAGTTGTTACCCAAAGAGCCGGCCATGGCTGCATATTTAATTTCTTCGCTGGGTATTTCAGGATGTAGTTGAATTTGCCTGATGATATAGCCAGGAACTTCTTCACTCCACAGTTTCGCCGCGTCCTTACAGACCTTATACGCGAAGTCTCTATTCTCAAAGGCATAGGATTTTCCGTATGCATATTGCTGACAGGCATGAACATAAGCTCCGAAGTCGCCGTCTTTATCTGGCAAAGCACATCCAGCTAAGGCTATGATGATTGCTACTAACGTAAAGGAGAAAGTTATACGTTTCATGGTCTCTTTCTAAGCGTTTAGCATTATTTAACTAAGGGGTATCTGCCGTGATTTGGTAGTCCCTGATATATATTCTCAGGGACTATGCTGAAGTAGCTTTAATTTTGATTATTTAGAAAGGTACTTATCTCTAAGTTGATTCAGTCTGTCAGCATCGCGTTCTGAAAACTCGGCGTCACCATAGATCGATTTCCCATCTGCGTCTTCAAGGCCAATGACTGTGACGGTAAATATAGCATCAGCCGGAACTTTAAGTTTTCCCCAATCAGAGTATCTATTAGGGGCTAATTTCCAGTTGGCTTTCTCACCTGGTTCCAGACCTCCAGAAATTTTATAGTTGAAGACGTCAGAGAACCAAGGGACGCTTCTTCCTGGGCTGGCAATTACTCCTTTGAAGAATACTCTGGCAACCGCTTTGTCTGTTCCGTTTTCAACGCTAATATCCAGAATTGGCTGATCATTGCCGTAATCCTCTTTCTGGAAATAAAAACGGGAACGTTCGACCTTGAAGGCTTTCATTTTTTCCGCAGCCTGTGTTGCAGAGGTTTGTTTGGCTTCCAGTTCTTTTATTTCTTGCAGAGCCTGTTCTTTCTCTCTCTTCTCACGCTCAAGGCGAATAGTTTGTGCGTAATTTATAACCTCATCACCAGTTTTACCTTCCAACGCTGACTTAATTTTTGTTTCGTAGACGTCCCCAGAAGACGTTCCAGCCTGCATTAGCTCTCTCATGTTGATTTGGCTAAAGGCAACGACTTTAACTGCATCATCAAACTGAGCTTTTTTATCTGCAGGTAAGGACTCTCTTACTTTTTGAATGGACTCTTTCATCGACTGATCGCTTGATGCATCGATCTTCGGTTTGTCACAAGCAGTAAGCAGCAGAGCAAAAGCAATTACGCCAGTTAATTTCTTCATATCCCTATCCCAATCGTAAAAAAACAAGGCTAATCCTAACAGGATTAGCGGGCATGACAAACTCATAGCCATATAGGTGTGCTGTATAAATTAGCGGGATGAGAAAGCCTGCACAGACCCTCATGTTGAAACTTGATTTTAGCTCAAAAGAGCTGACACTAAATAACTGCGCGGAATAATGCTCCACTTTCGGTTAGCCCTTGGCCCTTGCTGGGTAAGGCGTGGGGCCGTTTTCTTCGCCTGATCCTGCTGTATCTGGCCTACAGTATGTTGTCCTTACGCGACATGCCACATGTCAGTAAACGGCAGGTGTAGCAGTATTAGACGCAGCTATTTAGTGTGTATTAAGCTGGCTCATATTTATGACTGGTTTCAAGGTTTGACCGATTTTCATGTCATGCATGTCTATGCTGCATGAGTTCGCATGATCGTTTGAGGATCGGTTTGGCTAAGACATGCCAGAACTGGCGGGCTTTTGCTCATGTCATGCAGGTGCATGAAAACTACTACATAAAGCGGGCAGGCGTGGCGGGGATACGAGCGCGCGCAAGCAAGTTTAAATTAGGTTTCAAGATCCTTGTCTCATTTTTGCTTGAAAGGAAGTATTACCCTACATTCAACATGTGGAATGGAGATAGACATGGCATTTCAAATTGAGGCTGTCTGCCCCTGCTGTGGGGTTATTGCAAGTGGTGATTTGAACAAAATTGAAGAAGTGTTTGGTTTTAGAACTATGGAAGGAGAGCGGCTGATCCCTCAATCGTATTGCCGCAAATGTCGCAGGTTAAGATGTTCCCCAAATGATAAAAAATGCGGAGCTTAGAGAATGGCTATTTATTGTATAACCTATGACTTGAAGGCTCCGGGAAGAAACTACGATGAAGTTTTTGACTATCTAAAGCAATTTACATACTGTAAATATCTTGAATCATTTTGGTTAGTAGATACAACGCTGACCGCAACTCAACTGCGTGACGGACTCCAAGCCAGGGTCGATAGTAACGATATTCTGTTTGTAGCTCGTTTACAAGGTGAATGGGCGTCAAGATATTATCCATGCGGTGATTGGCTAAACTCCGAAAAAAGAAATTGGTAATGAATAAGGCCGCTCAGTTTGCGGCCTATGCTAATGATTTTTATTCGCTAACTTTTATTTCTTTTCATTCTGAATATCTAAAGTGTACGGCTCGAAACGTATAACTTCATCGCCCAGCCAGTTGTTAAGTTCCTGTAGGCGTTTCTGCAGAGGTATCAACTCGTTGCGGACAAAGACACGGCTTGCCTTTTCTACATCCCCAAACCCCCCGACATTATTAGGCATTATCCCCATCATTTGTGGCGGCACACGATGCGCCGCCATCATGTCGTCCCGGCTCACGTTCTTGATATTCAGGAACTCATCCTTCGCCGCCACTTCTGACAACGGGATAATCTGAAGCCCGTCCTTTTTACCGTTAGGCGAGTACATAAACAGGTTACGGAAGTTACCAGGACCTTTGGCGCTTTTCATCGCATTGCGGAGGTTGTTCACATCCTCCTGGTTCTGCGCTGCATCGGTCATGTACATGATGAAGCCTGCATGACTGCCGTTAATGTAATACTTGCGGCGGAACAGCGTGGCGGACTCGTTGAGCAGGGCTGACGGAATGGCAGAAAGATAACCGGGCAGGCCGTAGATCTCCTGGTTGATGTCCGGTTCCATCAGATGAAAAATGCTGCCTTTCGTGAACTGATACGGCTGCGTAGTCATGCCGTATTGCACAAACCAGTAGGTATCCAGGTCTAATCCGCGTCGGGTGTATTTTGCCAGGGTCGGTTCAAGGGCGATAACTTCACCGAAGCGGTTCGTGCGTTTCTCCAGGTAGGCGTTACCAAATACCAGATAGTCCTGCACAAAACGCGAAAAAGCCTGCTGGCTGAGCAGCGGATGAGGGATATAGGTACTGGTCAGAATGTTGCACTTTACTGCAATCGGGGAACTGTGATGCACGGCGGCGCGGAAGGTGCGCGCCAGTCCGTCAAAGCTGACGGGCGGCTCATACCAACGGTCCATCTGTACGCATTCCACATAGTCCAGTAATTCTCGGCGGTCCAGAACAGGAACGGGATCGCCGAAGCTGAATGCTTCGGCTGAAGTCTGGCTTTTATGCTGGATGTGATTCATCGCCGCAGCGCGGTTTTTCTTACTCTTTCCCATCAAAAAATCTCCACAATATTGCTTGTATTGGCGGACTCGCCCTGCAGCGGTTCATTAAACAGTGCGTGCATCGTTGCCCAGGCCAGATCGGCGTGGCTGGCTTCTTCGCTGCGGCTGGCTTCATAGGTCGGGCGGTTGCCACTGGCGGTGGTGGCGCGACGGATTGCCATGAATGACTGCGCAATGTCGGTGTGCCCGGCGTCAAACTCCAGACGGCGGTGGCTGATAATGTCGTATGCCTTGAGTACCAGGGCATTTTTAACGTTGGGGTTGTAGACAAACTCCCGGACGGCAGGAAAAAACGCTTTCACGTTCTCGTAAACCCCGTGACCGACACCCGTCGAGTCGATGCCGATATATGTCACGTTGTACTGTTCGGTCAGTTTTTTGATGGCGTCCGCCTGGGCGCGGAAGTCCATCCCGCGCCACTGGTGGCGCTCAAGAATACGGAACTTACCGCCCGGCACGGCTGGCGGTGCCACCACCACGCATCCGGCGCTGTCG